GGAGTCGCATATTTGATTAAAGAGACACAGAACGGAACGGACGCAGAAGGAAATCTGCTCACGACGGAAGAGATGCAGCAGATATTCTGCCAAGTCCATTCCGTGACCCGCTCCGAGTTCTATTCAGCAGCAACGCAGGAGCTCACGCCGGAGCTGGAGATGACGATCTCACATCGCATCGACTACCAAGGCCAGGAGCTCGTCGAGTACGAGGGCCGGAGGTATAAAGTCCTCCGGACGTACTGGCGAGGCGACGAAGTGACGCTCACGCTGGCGAGCTGGTTCGCAGAGGAGGCAGAATGATGACCATCATGGAAATTTTGAACAGCCTCGGGATCCCCGCAGCATATGGCAGATTCCAGACAGAACAGACTCCGCCATATGTAGTCTACCTCGGGGGCGGACAGGCACAGTTCCTCGCAGACGACACATATTACAAACGGCGCGAGGAATACAGCGTGGAGTATTACTTCCGGAAGAAGAACGCAGAAGCAGAGACGGCGCTGGAAAATGCGTTCCTGCAGGCGGGCTGGAGATATGACAAATCGGAGGACGTATATCTCGAAGACGAGAGGATCTTCGTGATCTACTACACAACATGGCAAAGATAAAGGAGTAAAAAATGAGCGACAACAACAAAGTAAGATTCGGTCTTTCGAACGTCCACGTCGGCACCTATACAGTGGGCGCCAACGGAACAGTGACGCTCGGCACTCCATACGCGCAGAAGGGCGCGGTGAATCTGACGCTTGATCCGGAAAGTGAAGAGAACGTATTTTATGCAGATAACATGAGATATTACGTTGAATCACAGGACAACGGATTCACAGGAGAACTTGAGACCGCAAAGTTCGACGATCTATTCAAGACGCAGTTCCTGAATTATGAAGCAATGACAGGCGGCGGAGTCGGACAGTATAAGAACAAGAGCAACGCGAAAGTTTATCTCGCGTTCGAAGTTCAGGGAGACGTCCAGGCGAGAAGAACGATCTTCTACAACGTAACACTCGGACAGATCTCGCTGGAGCACGGCACGACCGAGGACACAGCAGAGCCATCGACAGAGACCCTGCCGATTACAGTCATCGGCGACAACACGACAGGACTCGTGAGTGCATCATACGAGCCAGGCGACACGCCGTATGCGACGATCTTCACAGAGCCGCCAGTTCCGACGGCACAGCCGGAGTCATAAAAAGAACACACGAAACAATGACGCCGGGGCATAACGCTCCGGCGCTTTTGTTCGTACAGAGGAAAAATCAATGGACGGAATGACAGCACAACTCGAGGAGATCCTGAAAGAATCGCTGGATCAGATCGAGAACAGGACAGAGAGGGCATGCGCAGAAGTCGCAGCAGAATCCGTGGCGAAGCTGAGGACGACATCACCGAAGAACACCGGACAATATGCAGCAGGCTGGACGACGAAGCCATACACCGAAGGAGCGACCAAAGGTTATGTGGTTTATAACGCGACAGACTACCAGCTGACGCATCTGCTGGAACACGGTCACGCAAAGAGCAACGGCAGAGGCCGAGTGAGAGCAAGAAAGCACATCGAGCCGGTCGAAGCGCAGGGCATGCGCGAGCTCCTCGAAAAGATCAAACACGTGGCGGAATAAGACGCGGAGGTGAACAGAATGAAGAAAACGATCAAGATCGACAACAAGAACAAATTCAAGATAGATACATCAAACAACTGGCTGAGGATATACCGAGACCAGTTCGGACACGACATACTGCCGGACATCGTTCCAATGCTGGACGCGGGAATCGAAATCGTGGCGAACGTGTACAACGGCGGAGACGATGACATCGTAGAGATGCTGGAAGATAAAGTTCTACAACTCGAGACAGTGACCTGGCTGAACATCATTTGGGCGCTTGCGAAGAACGCGGACGAAAACATCGGAGACCCGGAGGAATGGGACCGCGAGTTCGACAAGTCGCCGCTGGACGAGATCGTTCCGCAGGTAGTAGATGCGCTGGCGAGCACGTACGTGTCCACAAAAAAATTGAGGCTCCTGAAGGAGGGGTGGGGGACGCGTCTCTCTCAACTAATGCAGTTCTCATCGCAGGAATCGACAGAGGACTGACGCTGGACGGAGCGCTGGCAATGGACCTGGGCGCGCTTCTGGACTATTGCATCGAATGGAACGAGATCCACGGCATTGAAGAAGAACAGACCGTGGACAGCAAGAAGAAGAACAAAGAAGAAAAGCCGAGAGTGAGGAACGCGACACAGGCGGACATTAACAAACTACTCGGAGGGTAAAAGAGGACATCAAACATGGCCGGAAACATTAAAGGAATTACCGTCGAATACGACGCGAACACCGTCAAGCTGCAGACCGCGCTGAATAAGATCAAGAGCGAGAGCATGAAGGTCGAGAGCGATCTGAAGCAGGTGAACAAACAGCTGCACTTCGACCCGAAGAACGCCGAGCTCCTGGCACAGAGGCAGCAGCTTCTGAAGCAGAGAATCGACGGAGCGAAGACATCGCTCACAGAGCTGAAGAACGTGCAGAATCAACTGGACAGCCAGAAAGTCAGCAAGACCTCGGCGGAGTATATGAAAGTCCGCAGGGAGATCATCGCGGCAGAATTGAAGATCAGGACCTTCAACGCACAGCTGGCGAAGGCGAACTGGCAGGGAGTCTCGAACGCAGGGAAGAGCATTAAGAGCGTGGGCGACAAATTGACACACGCCACCAGAGGCGCGCGGATGTTTGTGGCGGCGCTCGGAGGGATCGCATTATATAAAGGCTTCCAGAGGCTGAAATCGCTGGACGAGACCAGCAAGCAGCTGGAGGTCCTCGGGTACCGAGGGAAGAAGCTCAAAAATGTAATGGACGCCGTCAGCGGGTCAGTGGACGGGACGAGATTCATGCTGCAGGACATGGCGAAGGTCGCGAGCGGAGCGCTCGGATCAGGAGTCACGTCGAAGTACGATCTGAACGACTATCTGACAAGGACCGCAGATCTGGCACAGCTCTCGGGGCTATCCGTCGAAGAGATGGGCGCCATGATGAACAAGGCGTACTCGAAGGGAAAAGTCCAGGCGCAGCTGATGAATCAGTTCAACCAGCGAGGGATCCCGATCTATAAACTGCTCCAGGAACAGCTCGGAGTCACATCAGACGAGCTCCAGAAGATGAGCAAGGCCGGCGAGATATCGTTCGACGATCTATACAAGGCGACGGAGAGATATTCCGGACTCGCCCAAAAGATGGGAACGGAAACGCTGCCGGGAGCACTCACAGTTCTGCAGCAGCAGTTCGGACTCATCGGCGCGGATTTTCTGTCCGGAGTATATGAGCCGTTGAAGGACGGAGTGAGAGGAATCGTCGCATCTATAAAAGAGCTGAGGGCAAGCGGCACATTCAAAGAATGGGGACAGGACCTCGGCGACACGGTGAAATATTTCGTGCAGTATTTCAAAGAGGGCGAAGCAAGCATGACCGGGCTGAGCGACAGAGCGCAGGGCCTCGTCACGGTGCTCTCGCCATTGATAAAGACCATCGGGAGCCTCGTGCAATTTCTCGCACAACTACCGCCGCAGATGCAGGGGCTCATGGTATTCATGACACTATTCGGAGGACCGCTTCTCTCGGGGCTCGGGTCGGCAGTATCGGGATTCGCAGCACTGGGCGCAAACATACAGACGCTGGCGCTGAACGCACAGGCGGGAGTCGGACCGCTCACAGGACTATCATCGGGGCTCGGAGGACTGAGCGGAGCGATGGGACTTCTGCTGAATCCGCTGACACTGGGCGCTGCAGCATTCACAGCATGGGCCCTCGGAGTAAAGAAGGCATACGATGAAGAGCACGCATTCACTCAGAGCTTCGCAACATTCAAGACAGGCGCAGACCAGCAGATCTCGTCGGTGAAAGCACAGAACGGAGTGCTGGACATATACGCGCAGAAGCTGACAACGCTGGCAGGCAAGGAACAGAAATCCGCATCAGACAAGGCGAAGATCAAGGAATACGTCAACCAGCTGAACAGCGCCATCGACGGCTTGAATCTGAAATACAACGAAGAAAAAGACAAGCTGAACATGACGGCTGACGCCATTCAGAAGAAGATCGACAAATACAAGGAGATGGCACTCGTTAAAGCATACGAGGACCAGATCGCAGACGCAGCGAAGAAGTCGGCAGAGATGCAGATCAAGCTGGCGGATTTAGTCGATGAACGGAACAGTATTCAGCAGAAATGGAACAACACAGCAGAGAAGAGCGCCGTCGCCGAGCAGGGATACAAGATGCGACTCGGCGAAGTAAACCGGAAGATTCAGGACGCAAAGACAGCCATCGGCCAGTATGACAGAGAGATGGACAAGAGCGCAGCAGCAGTCGAGAATCTATCATCAAAGACCGATAAGGGCATGAAGAAGACAACGAACGCGGCGAAATCAGAATCGAAGAAGACCGTCTCCGAGTACGTCGGCGGAATCGAAGGCGGCAAAGGGAAAGCATCGAAAGCGGCAGACGAGCTCGCGGAAAAAGCAAAGCACGCGCTGGACGTTGACACATCAGGACTCGGCCGTGACTTCGGCTCTGGTTTCGAAGGCGGAATCATGAGCAAAGTAAGAGCAGTCGCAACAGCAGCCGCGAACATGGTAAAGAGCGCGATCTCAGCAGCGAGATCAGCGCAGAATTCAGGATCCCCGTCAAAGGTAATGAGAGCAGCCGGCCGTGAGTATGGTCAAGGTTATGCGCTCGGAATCGGAGACGAGGCAAAGTACGTCACGGCATCAGCGAGGCACCTCGTCCAAAACGCCATCGGAGCGGCGACAGTTCCGGCAAACGGAATGGCACTCCAGGCGGAAGGACACACGGGAGGGATCGTGAACAACTGGTATGTCGACGGAGCACAGGACCCGGAGGCATGGGCGACAAGAGCGGCGGCAGTCTTAGAAATGGAAATGAGGTCATAAAATGGCGGAAACATTACCAGAAGTCAAATCAATAACGATCGCGCCGACCGGGCTCTCCATATCAAGAGACGGCATGAGATTCACCGTCAACTGGAAAATCGGCGACGCGAGTTACAGTTCGCAGACAGTAAATTACAGATGTCTGAACAGCGCAGGAGGGGAGCTCGTAAAATGGACGAACGTCTCCGTGCAGGCGGGAGACACGAGTGCATCGTTCTCGGTGAGCTCCGGGCTGACGACGCTGAACAAGGTGGAGGTCAGAGTCCGCGGAATCCGCGGGAGATACGAAGAGACGAACTGGATCGGAATCAACGGCAGGAGATATCACGTTATGGTCAGACCGGACTGGTCTTCGTGGGCGACCATAACGATGCAGATATACACGCCGTCAACAGCGGCGCTGAATGACGCATGGGAATCAAGCTCAGCATCAACGAGTAATTTTTCATATTCAATAAGCGAGACGACAGCGCCGCTGGTGGAGCGTCCGATCTACGGCGTGGAGTACCAGACGATGTGGCTGACCGGCTGCAACGTAGCACCGAGCCAGCTGAGCTGGGACAGAGCCACAGTACAAAGGACAACGACACTCTCTGGGAACATAACATTCCCGGAGACAGGGCTCGTCGGATCAAAAACAAGAGTGATCAGGCTGAGAGGTTATGGACCGGCAGGACCGGGGGCGTGGGCATATTCGGCGCACGGGTACGCGGGGCCATAAACCCCGGTCCTACGAGACGCAAAGGCCACAAAAGGGA